CAAGTACAAAATCCGCTAATCAAGAATGTACTCCTCATTCTGACTATAATACATTCATAAAGTCTGAAATTGTAAAAAGAACATTGAATGTAAGTGAAATGACTAAGATTGTTAATGAGTTAACAGGTAACAGTAATAATAGATTGAAATTAGCTCACACCATATTTGCATTTATGTGGTTAAACTCAAATGGTACTAGTGCCGGATTTTCGTCCAATAATTTCAATTTTGGAGGTATAGACCTCACAAGTTCGTGGGGGGCGTCTGGAGAAGCGAATTTTATGAAGGAATATTTTTGTTCAACTGACAACGTACCATACGCATCATTTGAAAGTACCAATAAGTTTATAACCTTTTTAAAAAATAGGTGGGACTCAAGAATGGTAACAATATCCAAAGATGATTATAAAGAAATAAGTAAATTTATTATTTTGAATTCAAAACAGGAGATTAAACCGGTAAGTATTTATGATAATTACAATGTTACCGATAAATCAAACATAGAAACTGAAGTTCAAAAAGCAATATCGGCATATGACGAAGCAAATAGACAATTAAATCCTGCTGAAGTAAAACCAGAACCTTTAAAAACCGAAACTGTATACGTTGCGGGTGTAGGATTCGAATCTTTCATCGCCACTGTGGATACATCAGTAGATGGTAAAAGAGAAATATTCTTAGTCACACACGTAGTTAGAGGTACGGCTAGTTGTATTTCAGAAACTATTTCATATTCATTTGGTAATGCGGTAACATTGAATGTGGGAACTATCTCTAATAACGGACAAAGGTTTGAAGTAACACTTGAGGAGTTATTCTCTGACTCAGGGTGCGAGGATTCAACAGGTTCTGAAAGTAGAGGTAAATATGAATATAAATTGTGGATTTACACTAATCCTATTTTATCTGACGGAACACTTGATACTACCAGACGACAAATAATTTCAGGTCCCTACCCTATTACATTCGAACTTTAAATAATTTATTAGATATTTATAAATAAAAATACATGAGCACCAAAGAAATATTAGACAGTTATTTAGGTAAGAGTACCCGAATTACTGAAAGAGACAACGGTAATGGTTACAAAGAAGTTTGTGACTTAGATACCGGTGAATGTTACACTCTTAGAATGAAAGATGGTTTAATTGAAAGAGTTGACAACACTATGAATACCAATAAAAAAATTCAAGTAGAAACTCTAAACGGGGTTAAACAACTTTTAAACGGATAATAAAATGGGGATTGATTCTAAAATTTTACAAGAGTTAAATAGATATAATTCTATTAATCGTTACATAACTGAGCAAGAGGTTCCACCTCCACCACCTGGTGAAGAGGTCGGAGCAGTTCCTCCACCACCTGGTGACCCGGGAGCAATACCACCTCCAGCAGAAGGGGCTGTCCCACCACCCCCTGCGGCCCCTGAAACCGCAACTCCTCAGGCAGTAGATGTTGCTACAGACCCTGATGTTGAAAAAATTGGGGAAGAAGGTGCCGAGAAAAAAGGAGAAGAATTAGAAATTACTGATTTAGTTAAGTCACAAAAAAATATTGAAACAAAACAAGAAGAATATTTTGATAATTTATTTAAACATTTAGAAGATTTAGAAAGTAAATTATCTAATATGGACTCTATAGTTACCAAATTAAATGATTTAGAGGCTAAAGTTGAAAAATACAGGACAAAAACTCCTGAAGAAAAACTTGAATTACGTAGTTTAGACTCAGGTCCTTTTAACCAAAAATTGAGTGATTTTTTTGAGGACAAAGAAATTGATATGGAAAAAACGGGAAAGAATGACTATGTTTTAACTCAGGATGATGTTGAAGGTTATTCACCTATAGATATCAAAAAAAGTTTTAGAGACTTTGGAGATGAAGAAACAGGGGACTTCACTGAAGTAAGATAGTAAAGTGGGGTCGAAAGACCCCATTTTTGATTTGACAAACCAACGGCTGACACTTATACTTAGTAAACAATTTAAATTTATATATTATGGCGACAAACAATTCTTTAGATGCGATTCTTTCGCAGTACGAAAATTCAAAACAAGGAGGTTCATCTAACTCCTCAAAAATGTCTCAAGATGAAAGAATGAAAAAGTATTTCGCGGCTATCCTAAAGGATAACGAGAAACAGGGTCAAAAAAGACTACGTGTCCTCCCAACAAAAGACGGAAGTTCACCATTCAAAGAAGTATGGTTCCACGAAGTTCAAGTTGATGGAAAATGGCAAAAGTTTTTTGACCCAGGTAAAAATGACAACGAGCGTTCTCCTTTGTCAGAAGTTTATGAAGAACTTATGTCAACAGGAAAAGAATCCGATAAGGAGCTTGCAAAACAATATAAGCCACGTAAATTCTATATTGTTAAGGTTATTGACCGTGACAACGAACAAGACGGAGTTAAGTTTTGGCGTTTCAAGCACAACTACAAGAACGAGGGTATTTTGGACAAAATCATTCCAATTTTCCGTCAAAAAGGAGATATTACTGACCCTGAAAATGGTAGAGATATTATTCTTGAGTTGACCAAAGCTAAGACACCAAAAGGTGCAACATATACTGTCATTCAGACAATTATGCATGACGACCCATCTCCTCTACACGATGATAAGGAGACCAAAGATTCTTGGGTTTCTGATAAATTGGGTTGGGAAGATGTATATTCTAAAAAGCCAGCCGAATACCTCGAAGCTATTGCTCGTGGTGAGGTTCCACGTTGGGATTCAGATGCGGGTAAATATGCTTATGGAAACTCAATTGAAGAAACAGTTTCTATGGGTGGAAAGAAATCAGTTGTTGACCCCCAATCTGAAGACGAACCCTCTGACGACCTACCCTTCTAATATAAAAAAAATATTAATTAAACTACCCCTGAAAGATGGGGTAGTTTTTAATCCCTTTAAAAAATGACAACTCAAGAAAAAATTACACAAAAATTGTATGAGGCGTTGACAAATAAATACTCCGCCCAAATTTCAGAAGCAGAAGCAACACTAATGGTTTATTTCAATAATCCTGTTGGTATTGGAGAACATCCACAACATTTGGAAGAAATGGATAAGTTTGTTGACCAACTTGCAAGTGCGAAAGATAAACTCGAAGCTTTACAGCAGTTTAAAAAGTATAGTTAATATGGCTATCAAGAAAAAAGAATTAGGTTTAGATTCAATTAAATCTAAATTCTCTACTTCGGCAAAATATAAACCTCAAAGGTATTTTGACTTGGGTACAGAATTTTTGGATGCGGTTGGAATACCAGGGCCGGCTATTGGGCATATCAATATGTTCTTGGGTCACTCTGATACAGGTAAGACCACTGCTCTTGTAAAGGCGGCGGTTGATGCTCAGAAAAAAGGAATTCTTCCTGTATTCATTATCACAGAACAAAAGTGGTCATTCGAACACGCCCGTATTATGGGGTTTCAGTGTGAAGAAGTTGTTGATGAATCAACAGGTGAGATTGATTGGGATGGATTTTATCTATTCAACAATAACTTTGATTATATCGAACAAATTACCGAATATATCAACAACTTGTTGGATGCTCAAGAAAAAGGTGAATTGGATTATAGTTTGTCATTCCTTTGGGATTCCGTTGGTTCAGTTCCTTGTAAGATGACCTTTGAAGGTAAGGGTGGAAAACAACACAACGCTTCGGTTCTTGCCGATAAGATTGGTATGGGTATTAATCAACGAATCTCAGGTAGTCGTAAAGCAGATTCAAAGTTTGAAAACACACTTGTGATTGTTAATCAACCTTGGGTTGAATTACCTGATAATCCATTTGGTCAACCAAAAATTAAGGCAAAAGGTGGTGAGGCAATTTGGTTAAACTCATCTTTGGTATTTTTATTTGGTAATCAAAAAGGTGCCGGTACTACAAAAATTACCGCCACAAAAGATAAGAGAACTGTTAAATTTGCAGTTCGTACCAAAGTATCTGTACTTAAAAACCACATTAATGGTTTGGGATATGAGGATGGTAAGATTATAGTAACACCACATGGATTTATGGCAGGTAAAGAACCGGCCGAAGAAAAGGCATCCATTGAAAGTTACAAAAAAGAACACGCTGAATATTGGAAAGATATTTTGGGTGTGGCTGATTTGGATTTTGATTTGAAAGAAGAAGTAGAACCTTAACCAAATAAAAGGTGACCAAAACATTATTAATTGACGGAAACAATTTATTAAAAATTGGATTTCACGGTGTGAAAGATTTCTTTCACGAAGGTAAACACGTTGGGGGTATTTGGCATTTTCTAAATACCACCCGACGATTTATCGAAGAAGAAAACTTTGATAAGGTGTGTGTGTTTTGGGATGGTGAGGGAAGTTCTCTCGCAAGAAAAATAATCTACCCCCAATACAAGGAGAACAGAAAACCTGGTTATGACTTTAAAGAAGAATCGTTTTACGAACAAAAACATAGAGTAAAACAATATCTTGAAGAGATGTTTGTTCGTCAGGTTGATATTAACAACAATGAGGCGGATGACCTTATTGCTTATTATTGTCAGATTGCAAACGACGAGAA